TGACGCTGCGGTGTTCCACAGGTCGGCGCTGATGGTGAAGTCGCCGTTGGCGTTCCGGCGTCCCTTGGCGCGCTTGTTGGCGACTTCCTGCATGTTGTCGCCGATGAGGTTCCACAGGCGGGTCATCGAGTCGACGACGATCAGCGTGGACGTGTCCCCCATCGGCTCGGTGACGGCGTCACGGACAGCCTGGAGGATGCCGGGGAAGGTGCCGTCGTGTACGACGATCTCAAACTCAACACCGGGGATGAGGGAGTATTCGTCGGGGTCGTCTTCACCGATACCGATGTAGAGGGTGCGTCCGATGAGGGGTGATGTGGAGGCGGAGAGCGCAGCCCAGGTCTTCCCGGCTTTCTCTCGGCCGGCGAGCAGCAGGATCGGCCATGACGGCTTCCCTGTCGGCTTCCGTGTTGTGAGGGGCATGTCAGTCCTTCGTGAAATCGAAAAGGCACCTATCGCAGGTGCCTTCGGGGCCAACAGTGATCCGTCCATCGCGTGGGCAATCCACCCACACGCGCGGGTCATGTTTGAACAGGGGGTGAAACACGGACCGGTCACCGCGGCGGAGTTCCTCGACCGCTTCCGCTTCCGTGAGGTTGTCCCACTCGGCGAGGCGGGTGAGTACCCATTCGGCGCCGGCTGTAAACGCTGTGCGGACGGCGGGACCGTAGAACGCATAGGACTTGGTGGTCTTCCAGTCCTCGAACGCCCACGCAACGTCGGGGTGTTTGAAGGTGCGGTCCACCTCGTCAACGACCATCGCGTTCCAGTTCACGACTGCTCCTGGGGGTGTGTGGTGAAGTACTCACGCAACGCATCCGTCGTCTCACGCGACAGGTGAATGTTGCGGTACGGGTCGCCCGGGTGCTGGTAGGTGATGTAGGTGGGGGTTTCGATGACCGTCACCCCGTTCGACGCCGTGAACCTCATGAGTCCCCCTCGGGGAAGATGCGGCGAGCCGCGACAATCCTCGGGCTCGTCAGCGGTTGCGTGTTCCCGTTCGGCGGGTAAACGAACTCGGCATCATTCACGGACATCCCCGTGCGCACACCCCAGGGGGTTGCTTCGGTGTCCTCGAATCCATGAAAGCTGAGTAGCCAGATGTCGCCTGGCTTTGCGTCGTGCCATGCGGGTTTCGGTTCAGGGCGAACACGGAAGAACTCGCGCAGGGCTTCGACCGAAGCCGCGCCCAAGGCGTCGTTCGGGCCTCCGAAGTACATGCTTCCGTCCGTGTGCAGCGTGACGCTGACGCCGTTGCTTGCGGTGTATTTGTTCATAGGGTTACCTCCACGATGATTTGGATGATGACCACGGCGACGAACAGCCACCACAAGGTCACGAGAATGTTCGGGCGGTGCGCACCCATAGGGCCAAGATCAGTGGGACGGTTCACGACGACACCGGGTCCATGTGAGCGACACAGCAGTCGCAGTTTTCGCACCAGTGAAGCCCGGGCCTATTGACGCTCGCCGGGGCTTCGCCCCAGCCGTGCTCCCAGCCGTTCTTCTCGCAGATGCAGCCGTAGCCGAGGACATCCGATGTGGAGCACGCGATGATGCCCATCAGAAGTTCTCCCCGACGTCGATGGTTGCGAGCACGTCTTCCGCGGACGAGTAGACCCAGACCTGATACTCGGACTCGTATGTGTCGCGGACGTCGGCCGGCACCCGCTCGATGATGACCGTGCAGTGCTTCCCGTAGCCCTTGAGCAACTTCCGGAGCTTCTTCGGATTCATCACTGGCTCCCATCCGTGTGGTGGTTCGGTCGGTGTCCCCCGTCGTCTGCGATGGTCAACTCCCGCAACACCCGCTCCCGCAACGCAACCATCGCGTCCATCGCCTCGTAATGACGTTCCGCGAACCCAAGGTTCTGTTTCGCGACGTACACGGTGTTCCTTGCACGTTCCAACATCACGGCGGCTTCGTCCCGGTATCCCTTGGCTTCCGTGACCGCATCATCAGCATCAGCAGCGTTCATGACGCCCCCTCACCCGTTGGGTTTGAGGCGGCCTGCTCGCGGTCGTAGTGTTCAACCGCTACGCGGGCGACCTGCATGAAGAACTTGGTGAGTTTCAGTCCGACAGCGACAAGCGCTTGTGCCTGCACGTCGATGCCGTCTCTGTCGCCCCGGACGTATGCGCCCACCGCGACCAATTCCGCGTCGGACAGCGTGAGGGGCGTGGGCACGTTCTGCGGATGCTCGGCGTTCATTGGTTTCTCCGGTTGGGTGAGAACCGCACCAGGAATGCGGCATGGGTGAGGGTGGCGAACACCAGGCCGTAGAGGATGGCTTGGCGGATGATGTGGTTCCGTTCACGGCGGTGTGATCCGGGGCGACCGTTCACCCACGCCAACGGATCACGACGCATCGTCGTTGGCCAGTTCGAGCAGCACGTCACCGTGGCAGGGCTGATCGAGCGGGCACCAGCAGGCGAGGTCGCGTCCACCAAGTTCGGATCGCAGCAGCGCGAGCGTTTCGGTGTCGTACTCGTGGGCGCCGAACGGGCCGGTCTGGAGCTCGAACGCCTCTACCGCCCACCCGCGCGCCTCGGAGATGTCAGCGCTCACACCCAGCACATGGCTTCCCCGAACGATGTAGGCCATGGTCCCGTCGATGAGTCGGTCCCTGGTGATGCGATACGGGTTGCCCCACTTCGATGGCCGCGACACGATCACCGCATCCGGGTTGTCCGCCCGCCACGGACGCTGACGAGACATCTGAATCCGCTTCGGCATCGCTCTCCCCTTTTCGTTTGTGTGTTGTGGGGTTCGGTACCCCCGTATGGCCGACCCGAACCCCACAAGTCGTTATCGGTTTGCGCGGTACTCGCGTTGATGTATCCGATTGGCTACGGTGCAGGGCTCACAGCGGCAGCCGGAGGCGTAGCGCGTCCTCGAGCCGTGCGGGGATGGCTTGACCTCTCGGGACGGGATGCCCCGCTTCTTGCGCCACATCGCGACGGTGGTCGAAGACACGCCGAAGCGCCGAGCAATCGCAGGGTCGGACATCCCTGCCCGCGCCAACTTAGACAATCCGTGCGGCGGCGGAATTGGTGGCGCCACCACACCGTTTCTCACCGCGTCGGCATAGTTGTCCTCAGCGGTACCCCAAGCCAGATTGGCCAATCGGTTGTCCGCCTTGACATCGTTCAGATGCCGGACCAACATCTCCGGGCCGGCATCACCGAGGAATGCCCGGGCGAGCTCACGGTGGACGCCCAGTATCTTCGTCTTCCTGGCTACGCAGATGGTCACGCGCACATAGCCCTTGCGGTCCAGAAAGGGCTTGAGTATGCGGCCCGGGCGGGTACCCGCGGCTGGTGCCGACCGCCGCACCCTCCCCAAGTTAGATATCTGGTACACGTCTGGTTGGGAGGGCAGCGGCACCCAGATTTCCTCTTCGTAGTCCATGTGCCCGGGCGGGGAGTCGAACCCCACCTAACGACCATCCGGGCCACCCAGCGCCTTCACCGCCCGACCTTTCGGTTCGTCCAGCGGTCCCTCGAAACTGGATGTATCAAGCGCCTCGCTCGGCGCTCTAAAGTTGTGTTCCCCTTCGACGGAGAAACTGAAGTAAGCAATCGGACTCACGATCCGATCCGCCCCCGGGACATACCGGGGAACCTCACAACCGCTGCGCCTATCCACCCCGTTCGGTGGCCTCACTCACGCTTGGCTGCTATCTGTATGGAGTTCGCCGGATCAGCCCTTAGCCGCTCGGTGGGCGGGATGGGTGCCGGATTCAGTTGTTCGTGCATCAGACGGGTTCGACCCCGGGTGACGCTGTTTTTGGCAAAGCAGTGGCCAGGCTTCGACCCGTAGACCGAAGTAGCGGACCCGTTAATTCGGGTTAGAAGGTTTAGTGCGCTTTATCCGATCTGGGTAAAGTCACTCGAGCTCTGGGGTGTCTACGGGCAGGGGCGGGTCGTCGGTAAGGATGTCCGGAACAGGACGAGACGGAATCACGACGCAGCCTCGTCTTCCTCGACCCACCCGTTCAGACCAAGAAAGCGGAGAGTCTGAGCCACCGACTCGGCGCGCCTGCGGGTGCGACGGTTACGGGGGTAGAAGCCGATGATGGCGACCGTGTCTCCGGTGTGAAGCTCGGTGCTCATGACACGCCAGCCGGTCATCGTCCTGCCTCCTCGTTTGCGGCATCCCATCCGGCGTTGAAATCCGCCTGAGCCGTTTCGCGCGCAGTCTCCGTCAGATCCCAGTAATCACCCGTCCGTGCCAGGTACTGACCAAACGCAAACTCACGATCAGACATCACACACCCCCCATGTGGTCAACGTCGGACTCATACCGCGGCCGGGAAGGCGCCGGCTCAACCGTCCGATGCTCAACAAGCAGATCCCCGGCGAGCAGCAACGCCCCGACACCGAGCGGCACCCACCCGTCAACCCCGAACATCACAAGGACGGCGCCGAAGAAGAACAGGAACCCGCCCACAAGAGCATTCAGCGCACGGAGCATCACGCCACCTCCCGCTCAGCGCGGCGAATGTCAGAGGCCAGCCGCTCAATGAGTCGTTGAAGCTCCAAGACGCGCGTCACATTGCTGTCCGACAGGACACGTCCCTGCGCCCGCGTAACCGCCCGATGCGTTGCGCCCCCGTATGCGGCGCGGTCATCAACAGCAGACGCCGTACGCCGCTGAAACTCGGCTTGAGCGCGCTCCAACTGGACTCGCATCTGCGGCAGCAGGGGCACGTTCCTAGCCCGCCACGCCGCCTCAACACGGGCGCGGCGCGCCGATTCCTTCGCCTGCGCGCGGATGATCCGGGCCTTCATCACCTCGAGGTGCTTGGGGCAGAAGCCCAAGTCCCCGGAGGCTTCGACGCCGCAACGGTGACCGGACGAGTCAGATCCGATCCAGTAGGAACACGTGCGCTCGCTCATCACGCCACCTCCCGCTCGGGAGTGTCGTCAGCGGCGTCATCTTCGCCGGCGGGGATGAGGCGGGCCTGGTTCCAAGCGTCAAGATCCGCCGTATAGAACGCGTTGCGCTTCCCCTGCTTGTAATGCTTCGGGCCGGCACCCTGCGAGATCAGGTTGTACAGCGTCTGCACCGCCATACCGCAGTAGTCGGCCGCGGCCTTCGACGTCAGGACAGGGCCGCTCATGCTGCACGCTCCCCGATCAGGGCCTCAACGGGCCGGTCGAGTGCCGCAGCGATGCGGAGGAAGTTCTTGACGGTCAGCGCTTCAGGCTTGACCTTGAGCTGGTGTCGGAGCGTCGACCGTGCGATACCAGACGCGTCGGCCAACCATGAGAACTTGCGACCCTCGCTCTCGAGGACCCGCAAGACTCGCGCGGCTGCTTCGCCGTCTGCGAGGTGTGTGTTGGTTGCCATACCCAGAGTGTGACACCCATATGGCAACACGTCAACCCTTTTCGGCTACATCGCGCAACTTTTTGGCCACACGGATGTATCAGACGGGTACCTGGCGTCTCTGAGGGGGCATGGACAAGACCCAAAAGGCCGCTTCCGCAACGTTTCTCGCAACAGGAACGGCTAGTATCGACGTCGTGGATGACGCGCCTCTGACCACAGCTGATGTGGTGCGCGAACTAAAGAAGGAAGCTCTCGACGTGTACGGCACTCGAGGGAAGTTTTCTGACGCCATGGATGAGCCCGACAACACTGTTGGGCGGTACTTCCGGGGTGAACGCGAGATGCCGGCGGACTTCCTGCTGCGGGCCATTGTTCTTCTCGGGGTCACCCCGGAACAGTTTTTCGCTAATGCACGAGCGACCCGGTCGGTGCCAACCAAGGGTGACTGAGCGCTTCGAGCTCTTCGATGAGCCGCGAGAGACCTGGGCAGGATCGGCCCATCTCTTTGACGGGGCAGATTGCCTCGCATGAGACACCGGCGCCGCAGATGATGCGGTCTTGTGTCGTGGGGACATCTTCGCGTAGCGGTGGGTCGCAGGCGCGCTCGATCATTGGGTTCCCCCCCGGGGGTTTGAAGCTTGGACCAGTGGGCTAGCGGCGAGGTGATTCACGGGGTCCAGGTGAATATGAGGGGACTCTAACGCGGGCTGGGGACAACAGTTACCCCCTGTTAGGTTTTCGGTGTCCCCCGTTCGGAGGACAAGCGATAACGATACGGTAACGACGCTAGCCAAGTTGCATTACTCCCAAGGAAGTTCTGTTAAGCGGACGAATGTTGTAGCAATTTCCGCAACATCTCGGTTCCGTCTGGTATAGCCTGTAGCTATGATCGCAACGATTGAGGGTTTGACGCTCCTCGAGAGCTACAAGCAGGCGGCGCTGCGCCTTGCTCAGCACGTCAGCATCATCGACCGAATCAAGTCCGACCCGACGTACTGGGCCGATCGCAGTGCTCACGCGTGGGAGCTACGTGACGCGGATTATGCCGAAGCTCTCGAAGAGTTCCGCGCCGCCGAAACCGCGTTCATGGATTCCGTGTCGCGATGAACGCTACAGTGAGGGGTGTGCCCCAGAAGCGAGGACTCATCAATGACGCCGATCAGGCGCGCATTCGGACAGCGCTACGCGAGCGGGACGAGTGGGAAGCAGCGCTCCGGGAATCGGTCGTCCTCGCCGCACAGCACGGCGCGTCCGTCCGCGAGCTAGCCGCCTTCACGGGACTGTCGACGAATACAATCAGCCGATGGAAGCGCGGCGAGTAGGACGTCATGGCTAGGCCACCGCTTCCCCTGGAGACTTACGGGAAGATCCGTACGTTCACTCACAACGAGAAGCCGGCCGCTAGCGCTTGGTACCGCGACAGCGACGGTGAGACGCGCCGGATGATGCGGACGGGGCGGACGAAGGCCCTGGCGGTGAACGCGCTCAAGGAGGCGTTGCGTGATCGTCTGGCGCCGGCCGGGGAACTCATCACCCGTGACTCCACTCTTCAGCAGTTGGCTGATGCGTGGAAGGCGGAGATGCTGGCGGACACGAACCTGGCGGACGGGACGAAACTCACCTACCAGGAGGCGCTGAAGGCCGTTCTGCGGGGTTTGTCGGGTGTGCGGGTTGGGGAGGCTACCCCCGCGAAACTGAACCGCTACATTCAGGCTGTGGCGTTGAAGACTCCGGGGCAGGCGCGGACGGTTCGAATCGTGTTGAAGCACATGATGGCGTATGCCGTCTATGCGGGCGCGGTGGATCAGAACCCGGTTCCGGAGACTAAGGCTGTTACGCGGACGAAGCCGAAGGTGAAGGCGTTGCGTGCGGCCGACATCGCCGCGATCCGGGGGCTGTTGGAAGCGTGGGACGCCGGGTTCGACAGGTACCAGCGTCCGCGGAACGGGAGTCTGCGGGACACGATGGACATGTATGCGGCGACTGGTGCCCGGACGTCGGAGGTTCTGGCGTTGCGGTGGTCTGACTTCAACTTCGACTCGATGCCGCCCACGGTGACGATCAACGGGACTGTGGCGAGGAGCATTGACGGGAAGCTGGTCGTGAAGGAGACGTTGAAGACGGACGGTTCTCGTCGTGAGCTCGAACTTCCCCCGTTCGTTGTGCCGATGCTCGAGGTGCGTGCGCGGGGGGCGTACGCGGCCCTTGTGTTCCCGTCCGCAGCGGGTACGCCCCGGTGGCCCGACAATCTGAGGCGGGACTGGCGGGCGGCGCTGGATGGTTCGGTATATGCACGGGTGACTCCTGGGGCGTTCCGTAAGGCCGTAGCGACGTTGCTGGCTGAGGAGGACGGGGCTGAGGCCGCCCGGCGCCAGATGGGGCATACGGGGTTCGGGAATTTGCGGCATTACGTGGAGCAGGCTTCGCGTGGGCCGGCGTCGGCGGGGACGGTGCAGAAGTTGCTGTCTCCGTTGTCGGGTGTCGCTGTTAATGTGAACGTAGAAGCCCCCGACCCGATTGCGACGGGCCGAGGGCAAGAGCCGACTAGTAAGGAGTCGACATGACCAGTATTCCAGACGATTTCGCGGATGCTATCTCCGCAGAGGCCGAGCGCCTCTGGCCGCTCGATGTCGAGTACACCGACCGTCAGAAGCGAGCCACCTTCGGCGTGCGCGAGCTCGATGCTTACTGCGCCTCCGCCTTCAAGCGCGGCGCGCGATACGCCGCAGAACTCGAGTCCACTCAGATCACCGTTGCGGCAATCCGGGAACTTCTGGAGACAACGCCCGATGTCACCCAACCAGAAGCGTGGTGGCCGCTGGGGGCGGATGATCCCAACTACCGCGAAGGCGCAGTGTGGGTCGAGTCGTGGTGGCGTACCAAGCTTTCGGCTCTCCTCGCAGCCGATAGGAGCGAGTAATGAGCGAGCCCCGTGCGGCATGGATGTTCCGAGACTGGCCCGAGGACAGTCTCATGGGGGCGGGCCAGCGTCTCGGCCTGGCAGTGCTACGGCTGCGTGTCGTTGCGGTGGATAAGCCGCTGCGGCCGGTGTTGCGCTGGTTGATTGCGAAGCTGGACGGCAAAACCGCCACTAAATAGCCACTAGCGCAGAAAACCGCCCCGCCTGTCCGAAGACTGGCGGGGCGGGTTCGTTGATGTTCCGGGGCTGTGGGCCTGGTGGCGAGTGAGGGATTCGAACCCCCGAATGCTGAGCAGTCTGGTATGCAGTCGCGGTTACCTGGGGCTACTTCTGCCTACCGTTTCCCGTGATTTTGCGGGCGAGTAGTCACAGGGAGTCACAGGTAAGCCCTGAAAACAGCCACTAAACCGCCACCAGGGTTATCGCATCCGATACTAAGGGGCGTGCGTGGTATCACTTCGGCGCGTGTCTTTACGTGCGTCTTTACACCTGGTAGGCTGGGGGGCATGAAGACATTC